CTCCGAGTAACGTCTGAGCATTCGCAGAGGGCGTAATTCCGGCATAGGTCGTGAGATCTGCGTCATAGGCCTGGTAATTATCGAGGTCGACAAAGCTCATCGCCTGGATAAAGGGATCCGCCGGCGTGCCGGTGCCGGTCTCGCCCGCGTTCGTCCAGGCGAGAACCATGTTGGCGGAGGTTGCCCGCGCGTTCGGATATTGTCCCCGGTACGAGGTATTGGCGCTCAGGCTGGCCGGACCTCGTTGTCCGGCAGTATCCGTGTCGGTGCTGTTGGCTTCATAGAGACCGAAATCTCCCGCGACACCGCTCTGTTTATTTATTGTCAGTCCATCCGTGCCCGTGACTGTTACTTTGGTAAACGTTCCGGCTGCCGGGGTCGATCCCCCGATGATAGTGCTGTTTACCGTTCCTCCAGCAATTGTCAGCGCATCTGGAACCATTGCGTCCGTCAGGGCTGCGAATTCGAGGGCCGTGTTATCGGAATTCGACATAAAAAAGCGTCCTGCCCCTCCAGATGTAACCACGTGGAAGGCATCGGCACCCGTACCTTCGATAACAGAGACATCCGCGATGGTGAGCCCGGCAAGGGCTGTCAAGGTCGCATCGGTAGCCTGAGCCCCGATTGCTGATAATGTTGCTGCCGGAGTTTTGAATTCAAGAGCTGTATTTCCTGAATTTGAGCTAAGGAAGTAGTTATTTCCCCCTGAGGCTACCATGCCAAAGGCATCCGCACCCGTGCCCTCGATGATCGAAACGTCGGCAATGGTCAGACCTGCCAGCGCGTTGAGCGTAGCGTCAAGCGTTAGGTTGGTTCGCGTGTTACCTGCATCATCAGCCGCCGTGACCCCGGAGCCAATGAAGTTAATTGTTGATCGTTGAGTAAGACCTGTGCCTTCTTCCTGGACCGTAGTGTAGCCTCCGCCGGCTCCCGTCTCATCCGCCGCACAGGTCCAGACACCTCCCGCCCTTTTTTGAATTTGGTTATCAGAACATGCGAGGGCCGCAATGTCGTTTAGATCGCTGTCAAGCGTGATATTCGTCCGGCTGTTTCCACTGTCGTCCGCAGCCGTTACTCCTCCTCCCACAAAGTTAAAAATCTGGCGCTGAGTAAGGCCTGACCCTTCTTCCTGAATAGTTCCATATCCAGTTCCAGATGAAGTCACGGTATGGCTTGAATGATCATAGGAGAGACCTGTCCCGAAGGTAAACCATGTGATGGCTCCGTCTGTGTCGTCCCATCCCCAGAACCGGTTGGCATTAGGATCGGTGAGGGTCGCTCCGGTTCCGCCTTTGCCTATGGGAATATTCGTCGCATTCCATGAGCCGGTCCCGATTGTCCCGAGGGTTGTGACATTGGTCGTACCCACCCATGTAGACAGAGCGGTGTTTTCAACGGAGTTGAGACTTAGAAGCGTCTTTATCGCAGCATAGTCAGCAGCACTGAGAACACTCTGCACATTTGCCGCAGGCGTGATCCCTGCGTAGGTGGTCAAATCCGCGTCATAGGCTTGTACGTTCGTGCCGATTACAAGGGAGAGAAGCGTTCGGATCGCCGCGTAATCAGCCGCACCGAGGACGCTCTGCACGTTGGCAGACGGTGTTATACCTGCGTACGTTGTAAGATCGGCATCAGAGGCTTGAGCTCCAATATCAGAGAGCATCTGAGAAAAGCTACGGCCCAGGAGAGTTTGAGCATTTGCGCTCGGAGTTATCCCGGCGTAGGTTGTAAGGTCTGCATCGTAAGCCTGAACATTTGTCCCTATCACTAAGCTCAGGAGGGTTCGGATGGCGGCATAGTCGGCGGCGCTCAAGACACTCTGAACGTTCGCACTCGGAGAGATTCCTGCGTAAGTCGTGAGGTCCGCGTCGTAAGCCTGGACGTTGGTTCCGATAAGAAGACCCAACAAGGTTCTGATGGCAGCATAGTCCGCCGCGCTAAGGACACTTTGAACATTGGCTGAGGGTGTGATGCCTGCGTAAGTGGTCAGATCCGAATCAAGAGGCTGTTTTGCATCGAGTTGGGTCTGAATATTGCTCGTTACCCCATTTGTATAGCCTAGTCCTGTCGACGTCGTTCCCCACGCTTTTGGAAGGTTCAACATCTGAACCTTTCGTTCCCTTGGGACGGTCCCCGTCATGTCGAATGTAGGGATAAGGTCGTCACTCGTGGGCGTGGTGTCTTCCGTGAGTTGAGGGATGGTGACGTTTGCAGGAAGACAGACCATCGGAAAAGCCAAAATCAGAATTAGAAGAAAGAGAATTAGTTTTTTCATGTCATGCATCCTTGCTGAGGGTTAAGATACTGATCCCTGTCCCATCAGGTTCGTTTTTCTCCACGTAGTAAGTCACGCCTCCAATTACCAGCGTGCTACCGGACACAAGAACAGAGACATCAGAGGTTTTCGCCGTGGCTATAATAGCACCGGTTTCAATCGCTCCCAGGGCTATTTCAGGGTTTCTGTCAAAAAGAACATTGATCGTCGATGCGTCAGCGAGCGTAGCTACGACCGCGAAATCATCGGTATCAAAGACCGTGTCGCCCAGGTCCTCAAGCATGTCCTCCTGGAGAGTGCTCAATCGCTTTTATCCTCCAGAGGTTAATATATCTTTCGTGGCCGACCGACTTTCCCTCTCGGGCTATAATCCTCGGGTGGCTCTTCCGCTGGTTCCTCCGGTTTTGCTTCCGGTGGATCCTCGGGTGGCTCTTCCGCCTTCGCTTCCGGTTGAGGATCAGGTCCTATCGGTTCCAGAATATTCGCATAGACTTTTGGAGGCAATTCAAAACCGATAACCTCTCCCGCCTTGAATTGGACCTCATGGAGAACCTTGCATTCTCCACCTTTCCCAACCTGGAGGTTTTTCTTCCTGCCGGAGATCTGCTCTTCCTTGAGGAAAACGATTCCTCCATAGAGCCTCACGACATCGGTCGTTCTGTAGAATCGCATACGTGTCTCCTTTCAAAAAAGGGCGGACGATAAGCCATCCGCCCTATGAAATTCTACTGGTTAAATACGCTCAGGCGTCAATTTCTTCCCAAATAATCGCGCCCTGCTGCCCGACCGCAACTCCAATCGTAAAGTTTGCGATGATGATAAAGCCTCCCGGTTCGACCGTGATCATTCCGTTAATCGGTATGAACGCTGGGCTTGCAGAAGTCGAAAGAGCGCCGGAAGTATGACCCGCCGTTAGATTCAAAAGAATCAGAGGAGCAGCCGGAAGCGTTGCCCCTGTGTCCGCTTTTGCCACGGTCGCAGATGCTGCTGGGCCGACACTCGCTCTCATGATCGTTGAGGGTACGCTATGAGTAACTGCCGTAGCATGGTACAGACCTGCGAGGTAAACCGCGGCGATCCCTGTAGGCGCGACAACTTCCTGATGCGACACACCGAGGATGGATAGATTTTTCCCGGACCCGAGAGGATTGCTCAGACATAGCCCGGTGTAGGTTGCAGCGAGACCCACGGTCCAGACACAACCGGTCTGGTTAGCCGCGATGTAAATGTTCCTGCGGTTTTTGTAATAGGGACTACCAACGGATTTCATAAAAAGAGCGCCATCCGTGTCCAAAATAGGGGGCATTGGGACCCCACCAACTGTTTTTCCGTACATGATTTTTACCTCCCTTCAAATTGTTATACGGCCCGAAGCGCCGCTATCAATCTCAGATCACTCTCCCACATGCCATCGAAAAAAATATACTGCTCGCCGGTATCGACACAGTGAAACGTCGATCCATCGTTAGGGCTCGTGGGCTTTTCGTCGGTCGATAACCCGACATACGGTTCCTCGTAATTAATTCTTTTCACTGTCATCGCTCAACCCCTTAGAAATAGGGGCGAAGCCAAGCCCCGCCCCTCAAAATTAGGTCATGGTCACGATGCAGGCTTGCTGCCAGTAGCCATAACCGACAGCCCTGGACGCCCACACGCCATAGTGGTGTTTGTGCTCGTTGAATTCGAGTTCCGAGCCTTCAGCGATTGCCTCGATGGTGATCGGCACCTCTTCCTGACGAATCAGGGGTTTCACCTGACCATCTGTCCTGAAGACATAGAAGGTGTCGGTGTCCGTCAAGCGGGCGTTCGCCACCGGAGTAAGCTGGAATCCAGCCCGGTTCAAAATGTTTTGTTCCCCTCCCGCTATGATGGGGAGAGTACAAGCAGCTAAGGCCGCAGGGTAGAGAGCCATCGGTGTCATGACGAGAAAGCTATTTGCGTTCTCGTTCATCGGCTCGCCCTGATCATCGAGGAATCCCATGATCGCCGTAATAGCCTTGAGAATGCACGTCCGCATTTCTTCGGCGGAGGGATTATCCTTGTCAAGGCCATGGACGGAAGCGGAGACTCCAGAGATATCGAGGCTGAGATCGTTGTCCTGGCTCGTCTGGTTTGGTGCTCCTGGGTCTTTATGAACAGTGTCAAAGAAATAGGTTGTGTCGTAGCAAGTGGCACTCACACCCGCCACAATGAGTGTTGTTAAAAGACTCGCCCAATGAGCGTTGGCACGGTCAGCCAATTCCCGAACCCTTGTCATGATCTGGCCCGTTTTATCCCTTCGGAGTTCGCGGGTCAGCACTTCAAGGGTAGCCTCGTATTCCAGGTTCGTGATGCTTAATCCCTGATCCTTGAAGCCTTTAGCATGGCGGCCGCCGATCCACTGTCTCATAGCGGGGGACATTCCGAGCCATTTGTAATTCTCTGTTTCCTGGTTCGATGGCACAAGCATAGAGATGGCAGGGACCCACTCGGCCCCCACGTTCTGAGAAAGACGAGCGTAAAACTCGCCAATGATTGCTCTTGATGTGGTTAATGCGATTCCAGACATTTGACTTACCTCCTTTTCAGTTTAGCTATCTTATGTTTCGGTCGCCCAGGTCCCCTTCATGGTCACGACGACGGGACCATTTACTTCTCCGTTTTTCAGGTGAACGTAATCGCCTCTCTGCGCGGTCGCTTTCGTGTTGACAAGATCCTTGTTGTTTGTCCCTGCGATATCTGGACCCTGGACCTTGTCGTCAGCTACCGGATCGGCTGATATTTTTACCGTTCCGTACGGGCCGCAATTCAAAAGCACGACATCGTTTTCAACCGCTGTCGCTGCGAGCGTAACTACTGCATCCGCAGTGCAGCAAATCACCTTCCCCGTGTCTTCAACATCCAAAGTCAAGGTCCCTGCTGATAGGGTCTCGGCCTTTCTCCCCGCCCAGGGATCGACATAATCGATGGAATCAAACTGGACTTCCACGATGCCGGCTGATACAAATCTCTTCACGAATCCGATGAACACACCGCCCGTCGGAAGGAAGACAAAGGTATCATCATCTGTTGCATAGACAGGCTGTCCGACATCGGTAATCACCGCGCCCGATACGGAAAGCTTTGCCGTTCCTTTCGTAACAACTCTCACATTCTTGGCCGCTGCCGCCCCCGTGCTGTTGTCGCACTTCTGTTCGGCGAACCCGACGAACTTGTCAACAGAGGTCAAGGGTCTTGCATGGCCGGAAGCGATAACCGTACCCACGGCTGCCCCCTCGTAAATAATATCCGTTGTGATCATGGGGATCTCGTTGACTTCCCCAAGAATCAAATCTCTTCTGGTATCCGCTGATAATGTAGACATTTATTTCACCTCTCTTCCGAGATTAAATTTTGTTTATGCCGTTGCCCAAGTCCCCTTCATTTTGACAACCACTGGACCGTTGGCCTCTCCCCCCTTCAAGTGCAGAAAGTCTCCTCTCTGAGCTGTGGCGAGAGTATTGATAAGGTCATGGTCGTCTGTCCCAGCGATATCCGGCCCCTGGACCTTATCCGAGGCATTCGGGCTTGCGCTGATCTGGACCGTGCCGTAAGGACCAAGATTCAGGAGAACAACATCCAAAGCCGTTGCCGTCGCCGGAAGCGTGATGACCGTCGTCAGCGTGCAGGCAATCACCTTGCCTGTGTCCTGGATATCCAGGGTCTTTGTGCCCCCTGACAATGTTTCAACCAATCTGCCTGCCCAAGGATCTTGCATTCCGATGGCGTCGAATTCGACCTCCATGATGCCCGAAGAGTAGAATCTCCTTGCGTAGCCGATGAAGACCCCACCGGTTGGGAGAAAAACAAACACGTTATCGTCGGTCGCATAAACGGGTTGGCCGACGTCTGTGATGACAGCTCCCGAAATCGAGAGCTTAATCGTGCCCTTGGTAACTATCCTGACGTTTTTCGCTGCCGCTGCTCCTGTCGAGTTGTCGCATTTCTGCTCACAGAAGCCTGCGAATTTATCGACACTCGTTAGAGGCCGGGCGTGGCCACTGGCAATGACGATGCCGACTGCGGCACCTTCGTAGATAATGTCAGTGGTAATCACGGGGATTTCATTCACTTCCCCGAGGACTAGATCCCTTCTCGTATCTGCCGTTAATGTACTCATTATTCGTTACCTCCTTTCGGAGTCTCTTTGTTCCAGATCTTGACCCGACCTTCAGCCTGCGCCTTTAGAAAGGCCAGATAGGCAGCAAAGTTCTCGCTAAATTCTTTCCGAAGCTCTGGGCTTTTGTTCCAGGCCAGCTTCGCCTGCTCTTCTACCGGGAGGTTCGGGTCGATCTCGTCTTTCTTCCCGCTCCCCAGATTGTTCTGGGAGATTGGAGCCTGTGCTCCGTCCATCAACTCTTTCTTTTTCCCGTCAAGCAGAGCCTTCTCCGCACCCAGGACCTGCACCGCAGCCTCGGGGCCGGTTGTCTTCCCGTCAAACTTCAGGGTTTCGATCAAAGCCTCATGCCCGGGAAGCATCTGAGCCTGAACGTTCTTGATCCGGTTTCGCTCGGCCTCGGCACCGGCGGCCATCGCTTCCTTTTTTCCGGCCTCAAGGCCTTCCGTGAACCCGGCAGCTTTTGCCTCTTTCTGGATCTCCGCGAAGAGATCCGGATACGCCTTCAAAAAACTCTCTTTAGTCACAATTCCTTCCATGATTTTCTCCTTTCAGCTTTGCATTTGCAGGATTTTGGCCTCCACCGTCGCCCTGACGATCGAGGAAATATTTGCGGAACTGTACTGATAAACCAGCCTATCGAGAGGTAGCACACCGTCTACCAACCCGGCCTTAACAGCCTGCTTCCCAATAAAAATACGCCCATCTGCCATTTCGGAGATGACTTTTTCGACCGAAACACCCCGGTTCCGGCCAACATCCTCGACAAATCCCGTGTAGAGATAATCAATCTCAGCCTGGATGATTTCCCTGTCTTCCTGTGAGAGAGGCTTCGAATCCGCTCCCACGGCCTTGTATTTTCCGGCGGTAATGTGGGTGATTTTGATTCCCCGTTTCGCATCCTGCTCTGAATAGTCGTAATGGGTCGTGATCACCCCGATCGATCCGACCTGAGTCGTGTTGCCAGAGATATAGATTTTGTCTGCCGCCGATCCGATAGCATAGGCCGCAGAAGCCATCGTGCCATCCGTGTGAGCCACGATCGGTATCTTCCCCCTGGACTCATAAATCAGATTCGCAAGCTCAAAGGTCCCATCGACCGATCCCCCGGGTGAGTCAATGTTTAGAACAATCGCTTTCACGAAAGGATTTTGAAGCGCGTCCTGAAAGTCTCGAGCGACCATCTGTGTCGAGGCTCCCCCAGAGACCCGGGTGAACATATTCATTTTCTTGGCGATCACGCCATCGATCGGTATGACGGCGACTCCATCGATGACTTCATACCCCTGCTCTTCCCGGTTGAGAGGCTTTCCACTTTGAGCCTCGATGACTTTGAGGTCGATCTTTTCACCCTTTAGGTGAGTGTTGTAAATCTCAACTATTTCCATCATTTTGGCGGGTACAATGGACCACGGACTCGTTAGGATGTCGATGATTCTCACTGTTTCGCCTCCTCTTTCGTTTCGTCTTCCGTATCGTCACCGGCTAGGGTTTCTTGCTTTTTTGATCCGGGAACGGTGTTGATAGGCTCCGGCTGAATTTCCTTGATCATTTCCAGTTCTTTCTTGATACGAGGGAAGTTCGCCTCGAAATCCCCTCCAGTAAGAGCCACCGTTTCCTCATCTCTCGTTGAGAGGAAAAGATTCAGCCTCTTTTCAGCCGCATCGACTTCCTTCACTGGATCGATCTGACTCGGGGCCTCTCCGATCCATATCGCCCCGGAATAGGCTTTCTGGATCATGAAATCCCTGAAAAACCCAGGGGCCTTGATGCGGCTTGTCGCAATGGCCTCGTAAAGGAAATTCTCATAGACGATCTGGCAGAAATTCCTTGCCAGCCATGCCCGGCGGCCCCTGAAAAAGCGCCATGCCTCAAGTAATGCCGCCCTGGAAGCCGAATATGAGGCAGAAAAGTGTCCGATCAGGATTTCGAAGGGGATTTCAAGCGCGACGCCGATCTGCTCAAGGATCGCCTTTACAAACTCATCAAAGGCGGTATTTGGCCTTCCAGGGTTTCCAAAACTGATTTTTTCGCCTATTTTTAGACCGATCAGGGCCCCTGGCCCTAGCTTTATGTCCTTGTCAGAGGAGGATCCGTCCACCGCAGAATCGACCAGGTCGTCTCCTACCATGCTGCCGAGAGTGACCTGGCTCCCTCCTTCTGTCTCGATAACTCCGGTGAAGTAGGAAGAGATCACGGCGGCCACGATTTCGGCCTCGCTGTAGCGCGTGAGCTGCTTCAGGAGCTCGACAACTGGCGTGAGGTAGGGTATCCCCCTGGATTGACCAGGGCGCAGCACACGGTAAAGGTGGATGACGTTTCGGAGACCTGTCTTGTCGGAGAAAGCCGGGATGACATCCCACTCGTTTCGGATGGGAGCGTAGGTGTTCCCTGGATTGTCTTTCCGAATGTGGTAGTTTATGGGAGCGCCGTTTTCATTTTTTTCGATTCCGGCCTTCATGGTCCTAGTTTCAGCGGTGTTGTCCTTGTTGCAGACCCGTTCTCCCTCGATGTATTGGAGCTTGAGCGCATAGGGAGAAGACTTTGTTTCTTGTCGGGCTACAAGAACAAAAGTGTCGCCATCAAGTAAAACTCGCCGGAAAACAAGATCCTGCCCTTCGGCAAAGGGAATGGTCCTGGCGACATCGCAATCCTGAGATTCAGCCCATAGCCGAAATTCCCTCTCTGTCGTCGTCTCCCACTCGTCGGCCTGCTCGGAAGACATTTTCAGGAATTCCCGGTCAACCCTGCATTGGAGCTTGAGCCCGGAGCCCACGACATTGGTAACGGCCGTGTTGATCGCACCCACCGCAATAGGGGCATTTCTGGCAAGGTCTTCGGAGATATTTCTTAGACGTGGAAGGTCTGGGAGTAAAGCCGAATCTGCGTCGAGCTGTTTTGGATTGTAATAGCGAAGAGCCCGCCTGGACGTGGAGGCCCCGGTGTAAGCGCCGGAAGTGATAGCCATAGCCCGCCCGTGAGCGTCATAGAGGATTGTCACGGGGGACGCTTTTTCCCAGCGCCCTGTGTTCGGATTCAATTCTACCTGTGTCTGTCTCAAGTCATGTTCAATCCACCGGAGTCATGGCAATGGGTCTGATGGTCCTGCTCGTAGTGCCCTGGATCTCATCGATGATCCCCTGCCACTTGTCCATTTCGTCGCTCAGAATTTGAAGCTGTTGGCGTGACACGCTCACGCTTCCATGAGAATACGCCGCAGCCTTCACCGCTTTATCGTAAGCGGCGGCGGCCAACGTGTATTTTGCCTGAGCCTGAGCAAGGGTGTAGGCCATTCTAATTTCAGGGTTACAGAAATGGCGGGTTTCGTCTAGGGAAGGATGAGTACGAATGAGGAACAATGAGGAGTCATTTTTTCTAATTGGAGGGGTTTATGATGATTTTTATACGTTCAATCTCCTTTTTGGGGATTAAATAGCCATCTCTCACCCGAGTTATATTTTGAAGAAAGCCTTCACTGATCCAGCGGTAAACAGTCTTCGGGTGGCGATTCACTTCGAGAGCCACTTGCCTCACGGTGAAGAACTCACTATTCATCAATTCTGGCTCCCCACGTTTTTCGCAATCGCAAGCCCGGTCGTCACCTGGATATAAAGCCTTTCCAGTTCCGCATCGTCCACGGGATACGACGCCTGAATATTGTGGATCTCGATCTTATCAGGAGTCCCGACCATAGGATTTAGCATGAGCAGCATTTGCCCCTGCTTATTTGGCTCTATGTGTACTGTTCGGGGCCGATGCAAAAATCTCCCTTCCATTTTCCCGATGACCATAAAATTTCCGAAGATCACTATTTTGAGATTTTCAATCGTTGCCATCATTCCACTCCTTTCGAGATTTGACGTCGGCCTCCGCCTGACCTGGCGGAGAGGACTTGCAAGCCATAGCAATCTCTCTCCATCAGGGTCATAGCGATAATTGCCGCGTCGAGATAATGGTTTTTCCCTTTCTTTTCCCACTCCCACTTGCCATCTTTCTGCAAGACCTTCTTCTCCGAAAGAATCTGCTTAATGTAGTCAACATCGGTCTGGTTGTGAAACGTGAAACGCCCGGGCTTTCCCTGTTCGACTTTCAGGTGGAACCAGAGGACGTCTTTCATGGCCAGAGTGTTGATCTCCCAGAGGATCAGTCCGCCCCGGATAGGCTTCCCTTTGAATCCTGGCATCTTCTCGATTTTGCTCTGCTTGGCCCTCAGCATTGACGGGTGAGACATGCCCTTTGTCCCAAAGACGTTGACGCCGCTCGATCTCATCTTGACCAGCCACAGATAGGCCGCTTCCGTCATCGTCGTATCCGCGGCCTCATATTCCGACCCGCCAGTATCCAGACCCGCGATCAATATCTTTTTCGGGGTCCCTCCTGGAACAGAATAGGCCGTGTCCCTTAAGAATTTCTCCAGTTCATCAAAATCGTAAAGAATTCCGTAATGAACCAGATGGGTTGAAACCGCCTCTTGTTCGAGATACCAGGCCTGCACGTCGAAATAAAACCCTCCCTCACTCGGATCTATGCCGCAGGTGAGCGCGATCGTGTTGGGCGGACAGACTGTCGGGGAGATATCGATCCGGTTCTCCATGAGTTCGATTTCGCTCTTGCTGACCGCCACCTCCTCCCACGGCCTGGCGGCGTTGTAGATCCTCCAGTTCCTCATGGGCGCGAAGTCGGCTCCGTCCCTCATGGATTGGTCAGCCTCAAGAAATTCCTTTGCAATTACCCCAAAAGTGCCCCCCGAGAAAGGAGAATACCACTTGGGAAGGTGAAAGCCGATCTTTTTGACCCGCTTGTTCTCTAGGACCTGCTCAAGCAGGAGTGTGTCTTCGATCCTTGCCCGTATGTTCTTCATAATCTGATCGCAGGGGTCCGGGGTTGTCCGGGCCCTCCATTCCCCTTTGGCCAACATGCGGATCTTGTCGAGGTTAGAAATCCGCTCGTGGCAGGCCTCACACTCGTAAAAGGCCATCTCCTCGACCACCACCGGGTCGTGATCCTCCCCAAACCTCACATTTTCCCAATAGAGGATTTGATAAGCGCCGCAATGAGGGCAAGGTATCCAGTACTCGAAGACATACTGGCAGGTCTTTAACCCCTGCCAGATGTTCCCTTCCGGAGTCGTGGGAGTCGAGGTCATCACAATTTTCCGATTCGGGAAAGTCGTCGTCGTCTGCATGATGCCCTTGATCGGGTCAATGGCGTTCTGCCCGACCGACTTTTTGATTTCGTCCGCCTCGTCGATGAAGAGGTACCGGTTTGACCGAGTAGTGGTCTGAGATTCCGATCCTCCCCATCCCATGGCCAGCACCATCGTGGTAAAGTCCATGCGGGTCTTCGTGTAGCTGTCCGGGTTCGATGGCTTCCGGCGTCGGACCTCCTCGCAGGCCTCGAAGATGGGTTGCAGCTTCGTCTCGGATACCTCAAGGGCCTTGTCTCGGATGGGAAGAAGGAACGTCGCCGGTCCGGGATCTTGCGCAACACAGTAGCAGAGGAAACTATATTGAACGCCCGTACTTTTGGACAACTGGCGCCCCCATACAAGCACAATTTCTTCGATAAACGGATTGCCAAGGGCAAGCAGAGGCCCCCGCACATAAGGCGTCCGCTCGATTCTGAAAGGGCCAGGTTCGGCTGACATTTTGTCAGTAAGAATAACATTCTTCTCCACCCAGTCCGGAATCGATATTTCATCGGGCGGCTTTAGCGCGAGCCTTAGTTCGGCCGGCACGTCGTCGAGGTTTCTTCCGGCGCTCTTTGTGAGGTAATGGTTTGGAGAGGGTCCAGAGAATTCTTGTAATCTCATGCTTCAGCACCGATTCAACTTCTCGTTCATCCTTGAGGATGATAAGAGATCCTGCAAGGCGGCGAGGGAGCCCAAGGAAGTGGAGTTTAATTTCAGCGAGAAGTCTTGAAAGCCAGATGAGGGATTGCTCGCGAGGGACCAGGGAGCCCCTCTGTTTTTCGACATCCATTTCTCTCTGTTCTGCCTTCGCTTTCTGCTCACGCAATTTAAAGCCCGCCATGTCTCCCGCTCCATCAGGCGTGCTCCAAACATTGCCACGGACCCAATCAAGGCCCGCTTTGAGCGGATATTCATTCCTCTTGGATTTCGGGAACCCACGCTCGACCCATTTACCGAGGCCCTGCTTGGTGATTCCGTAAAGCCATGTGACTTCTTGGGTTGAGAGAAATTTTTCATCCATGCGTTACCATGTGTAAATGGTCAACCTCATTTTGAAATTGCACGGTAAAAAACAATGCGCGCCTGCGCAGCGTATTCCTCCATCGCCAGGAAGGACCCGCAAATTATTTGATCGTGATCCTCTTGTCAATCTGTTCCCAGAACTTCTTCTCAAGTTCTATCCCTGCTTTAGTTTCAAGGTCAGCGTAGATCTTCGGACCGCCCACAAGGTCAGGAATAGCGGGACCATGTACTTTTGCGCTGCTGATACCCTCTTGAAGCTTCTTTTGTTTTAAACCTTGAGGGGGTGGCCTTCTATATAAAAACTTTCCAGTTCGTTTCATTACCCCACGCCACCCTGGGTTATTGCCTTGACGGGCAGTTTGAATAAAAGCTTTATCGTAATGCCATGTGTTAATTTTGCTGACGTTTACAGATACTCCAGACCCACTCCTAAACGGGTGAAAGAATTTGAACAGATTAAGCCTGAATCCCTTGATGATGACTAAGACTGAAAGACTACTCATCGATGTACGTTTGACTTCAATAGCCCTCCTCACAATGGCAGGAAGGATATAGTACATGCTCGATACTGAGCGCACAATATACTGCTTTATCCATGTGCCTGTTCCGTCGAGGGCAGAGCGAGCAGCCTTACGCACGAGGTTCTTGTCGTACAGATCAAGCGCTTCTTTCACGCCTTTCAGTTTAGCTGTGATGAATTGGTTCGCCATCTCTACTTCCCCTTTCCTCCCTTACCGCCTTTTCCACCTTTGCCACCTTTGCCACCTTTGCCTCCACCACAGCCTTTTCCCCAATGTCGTTCCATGCGATCACCTCCTTTCGTCAATGATTCAATTTCTATTTAATTCCCCCTAAAATAGCTTTAGCGTTATTGACGATCTAAATCTTTATTTTAACCTCTTCCTATTTCTCTTAAACCATGGCCACCTAACCCATTTCTTGATTCTGTTTTTTAGTGGAGGTTTTTGCGAAAGGTTCCTGATGAGATAATTGTACTGCCTCTTTTTTAGAAAGGCTTTAACCGTTCTGCCATTTGGAAGATAGATTATTACGTTTATCATCCCAATCTCTCCATCACATCATCCACCGATCGGGCCACAAAAGCGATTCCATCTCTAGCTGATATTTGATCTAAAAAATCACGCTGCTCTTCTGAAAGCATTCCTCGCTCTGTTTTAACTTCA